AAAAGTTTACTCAGACGCAGATGTGGTAACAGACAAAGACGGAAACAAAGCATTTGCAGAAGACATACAAGTGTGGCAAGGAACAACTGAAGAACAAGTAGCAAAGGCTATCGCAGAGGTTAACAACCTAAAGAAAGAAACAAAGGTAGATTTAAAAAATGAGGTGTTAACAAATGGAAAGTAAAGTAAATCTACGTTCTAGCCTGTTTGGAAACTACTGTTTCGGCATGTATACAAAAAGACACATACAACTTTTCAACGACCTTTATGCTATAGAGGAGCAAATACCACCATTTCAAAAAAACCTAATGAGGTACGGAACAACACACGAAAAGCATGGTGTGGCAGAATTTATCAACTGGTTTGGTCAAATGCCTGAAAATATACTTTCAGAGCAACTAAACCTAATTGTCCCTGTTAGCGATGATGTTAGCCTATCAAGTACCCCTGACGGATTTTGCATGGACGGGAACGCTTTGGTTGAGGTCAAATGCACCAAGATAAAAAAACAAACAAAACCTAAGTTTGACGCAAGGTGGCTACCTCAAGTGTTCGGTCAAATGCTAGTCGTAAATGATTACTACAAAGCAAACAAAATAGACAAAAAAATAGACAAAACTTTTCTTGTAAACTGGGCAGAGAAAGACACAAAGATATACATGGTTCAAAGGAATGACGACGCAATACACATGATTAAGGAATTGTTGATGAATTACGGACAGACTTTTAACAAAATGAGCAATGTTGCTAAAAATTTACCTGACCTAATTGACTTAGAAGACAATCAAAAGAACGAATTACTTAACTCAATACAAAAAGACCTGAAAACCAATGATGAGGTGCAACATCAAATCATGGAACAAGCGTTAGAAAATAGCGTTAAGTTAGTCTATGAGGCAAGTATTTAAAGATTTCAATGTTAACAATACAGGAGAAAAATATGACAAAGAAAGTAACAGAGATAAAAAAAGAAAAGAAAAGCGTGATGAAAATGGCATACGAGGGTGCAATATATGATATTGAAAGTCACTTTGACATTATGTATCACAGAACAAACTTAATGGCTATTAAAAGAATGATAATGAGATTACCCTCATTACATGAAGTAGAACAAGCGTTAGAAAAAATAGAAATAGCAAGACTAAGATTGGAGAAAAGAGATGCCGAAGAATAATGTAGAGTACGAAAGTTTGTTTCCTAACGATATTTTAAAAGAAGAGGTAGAAGCAATATACCAAAAGCTCAAAAAAATAAATCAGGAAACAGGAAAGAACCACCCTGTCTTTCAAAACGGAAACGTAGAGAGAGACGGCAAAACTTACAGCGTCAGCTTATGGTTTAATGAAAAAGAGGGTAAAAGGTTCTTAACTTACAAGAGAGAAGAAACAAACAAGGAGAGCAAGAATTTTCAGAAAAAAGAAACTGGCTCGGATGTAAAACCTTTTTGGGAGAATTAAATGTTGATGACAGACTACACAATAACAGAAGACTTGTTGAAAAATGTACGAGAGTGCGAAGAAATATCCATAAACAACATACCAAAAGAACACAGGGAAACTAAGCTCCCTGTGGGTGTTGTGTGTGAACTATCATACCAACAAGGACAACGTGACGCTTATCGAGAAGTTATTAATTTGATACTAGCTAAAGACGAGCAAATCATGGGACTATATGACGAAATGGCAAGAAAAATGAGAGGGAAAAAACAATGAGCTATCACAAACAATATTACAAAGACCACCCTGAGTTAAAAGAAAAACAAAGAAAGCGATATTCAAGCATGACTCAAGAACAAAAAAAAGAGTTTTTGGATAAACAGAAAAGCAAGAGAGCAAATGAAACAAAAGAACAAAGAGAGGCAAGGTTGTACGCACAAAGAAAGAGATACCAAAAAAACAGAGAGGCAAGGTTAACATACCAAAAAATTTACAACAAAAAGAAAATAGAAAAAATTGAAACGCTTGAGCAAGAAGTTAAAGTTTTAAAAGAATGTGTAAAAAAATACGAGGCAACAAATGAGACAACTTAAAGACGAAGAGACAATTATAAAAAAACAAATAAGAAAAGAAGTAAATGAATTTTTAAAAAACACAAAATGGGCAAAGTATAACCCTAACGGCATTTACGTTTTATCAACTCTTATAAGAGAAGTGTTTGAATTTGCACATGCAAAGTTTAAGGTTTCATATCGTTCTAAAGATGAAATTGACTCAATTTTTTATCATTTTGTCTTGTCCGTATTGCTGGACACTATGACAGACGCCATGCATGACGATACAGACAAAACTAAGCATTGATTTAAATAATTCATTGTTAACACTTCGTATTTAAATAACGTAACTATAGACGTTATTTAATAATGTGTCATAATATATCTACTACTAACTATTGTGAGGATAATATGAGTGTAATCATACCAAAAGACAGTAAAGCGATGAAATTGATTAAAAAACATCGTGGAAATATGGAAAAATTAGCAAAATTGATGAAACCTATAATAATTAATTATGTAGAATTTGAGAAAGAGTGCTACGAAAAACACGACGATAGAAACATTAACAATGATAAATTCGATTACTCAGACTTAGACGACATAATACATGAAATGTTAAATCATGATTTTTATTATGCTGTTCAAGAGATACGAGAAGAATTAGAAGAAAAGGGAGCAAAGCATGAGTAGTATGACAGGAGAGTGGTGTTGCACAGAATGTGGCTCATACAATGCTTATCAAGAAACATTCAGCGATGATGAAATAGGACACATTATGGGCTGTGATGATTGTGGTTACTATGACGTATACAGAGAAAATGCAAAAACAGGACAAGTAATAGAAGAATATCAAGGCAAAGAACATTGCTATGCCAAAGAAGATAAGGAGAAAGACGATGAGTAAAGAATATACATTTGAAATAATGGAAGACTTAGAAAAAATGGGCTTTTCTGAGCAACAGGTTACAGAAATAATAAATGTTTTTTATAACAATAGAAAAGAGTTTGCAAAAATGCTTAAT